AAACCAACGATAAGGAGTTCCCAATGGAACAAGTAAGCAACATTCAGCAACTGGCGGCAACGCCTACCATCAGCAACGTGCCGAGCATCAGTTCAGGATCTATGCTGGTGCAACTCAATATCTCTGTGTGGACAGCGCGTAAGAAAGACAAAGCCGCGTCAGCCAAGGTAGCCCGTGACAGCGGCGCGTCAGCCAAGGCCGGTAACTACAACAAGAACCTGCTCGCCGGTTGTACTGAGTTGGAAGACCTAAAGAAGTTTGTAGGTAACGCACGCAACGAGCACTATGCGATGACTGTGCCTTGGTCTGATATGGGTATGCGTCTGATACCTACGTCTGCATTCTTTGACTACATCAACCACATGACAGGTTTGGAGCAAGAGTTCTGGCGGCTCTACAAACTGTTCGAGGATGCATACCAGTGGCGCACGTCTACTGCGATGGCAGAGTTGGGCAATATGTTCGATCACAACGAGTACCCGTCCGTTGACGATATTCGTAGAAAGTTCGGGTGGAGTTTGTCGAAGCAACCGCTACCTGAGTCTGGTGACTTCCGGCTCGACATACCCAACGAGCAGCAGGAAATACTCAAGCGAGAGTATGACGAGTTCTACAGTGCTCAGATACAAAGCGCGGTCAACGATGTGTGGGCACGGCTCAAGAAGAATCTCGACACGGTGCTACGTCAGCTATCGCCGAAAGATGAGACTCACCCCGCACCAACCGGCTGGACAAAGACCCCCAACTCCGATGGCAGTCGAAAATACAACAAGCTGTATGACAGCGTATTCGATACGTCCCTTGATCTGATCCGCATGATGCGTGACTTCAACCTGACTGGCGATACACGCATGACGCAAGTGGCTGACCAGCTAGAGAATGCGCTGTATGGCGTGAACACCGACGCACTCAAGAACAGTGAGAGCTTACGTCTTGAGAAGCAGCAAGAGGTCAAAGACATCATCCGCAACTTACCGTCCTTGGATCTGTAATCAGATTCTTAGGTCTAACACCAAACACCATGTATAATGGTGATTCACCACAGGGCAATACCGCCCACAACCAAAGTTATAGGAACCTATAACAAAGCAACTAGGAGATAGCAATGAGCTACGCACAAGCAATGTACGCACTGAACCTTGACCAAGCCGGTGCGCTAATCAAGTCGGTCGGGCACCTTCGCACTTTTCTACTTCAAGGTCACATGGGCACAGGTAAGTCATCACTACTTACCACGCTAGCCGCTGACCCTGATCTGTCGAATCATGTGCCGTGCTACTTTGACTGCACGACTAAGGACTTGGGTGACATCACGCTACCCAACATCAAGGTCAATCAAGATGTGCCTTACGTCACATACGCAACCAACGAGGAACTGGGTGCTCACGAGAACAAGCCGATTATTCTGATGATTGACGAGTTCGGTAAGGCCAACCCCGCAGTCAAGAATGCCCTGTTACGTCTGATCCTCGAACGTAAGATCGGCAGCTACACGCTGCACCCCGACTCTATTGTGTTTGCTACGACTAACCTCGGCAGTGAAGGTGTGGGTGACTTGTTACCAGCACATGCCCGTAACCGCATCACTGTCGTCGAGACCAAGAAGCCCGATGCTATGGAGTGGGTCGAGTGGGGTATCGGCAACGGTGTCGATCACACAATACTGGGCTGGGTCAAAGACAATCCGCAGGTCATGCAGGACTTCCGTGATGTGCCGAATCCAGATGACAACCAGTACATCTTCCACCCAAAAGCAGTAGATCGGGCTGCGTTCTGTACACCACGTTCACTACATGCAGCGAGCGATATATTACAGAACCGTGAGGGGCTTGATGACAACACGTTAACAGCAGCACTCATGGGCACTATCGGTACTCGCGCAGCTATGGACTTCATGGCGTTCCTCAAGCTGGCTGACCAGCTACCGTCGCTAGAGTCAATCAAGAACGATCCTGACAACGCCACGGTGCCGACATCAGCATCGGCTACTTGCATGGTGGTGTTCCGTTCACTGTCAACGGTTGAGCGTGACTGGATGGATGCGTGGATGACTTACATGCTGCGCCTCGGCACTGAGTTCCAGAGTCTGTTTGCCAACGGCGTTCGATCCAGCAAATACAACAAGGCCAAGCAGTCTATGGTCATGCAGAACAAGCAGTTCACACAGTGGGCTATGGACAACAACTACATGTTCGCAGCGGACAAGGTGTAAGGAGATAACATGCTAGCACTAAACCAACAACTGACCGCCGAGCAGCGGATTGCCAAGGCAGTCGTGGACATCACGGCACATGAGCGGTACATCGCACTGGCTGGCGTTCTTATGATCGGCACCAAGACTGTCAGCGATGACATACCAACTGCATGTACCAACGGACGCGATGTGGAGTTCGGACGTGCGATGGTCGATGAACTGACTGATGCCGAGCTTCGCTTTGTCATGCTGCACGAAGACGAGGGCCACAAGCTACTACGTCACCTAACAACTTACAGGTGGATGTACGACATTGATCCGAGCCTAGCCAACCAAGCATGTGACTACTACATCAACGGCACTATTGTGGATGACAACCGTGAGGACGGGTTCGCCAAGATGCCCACCGGCAAGTACCAAGGTCTGTATGACGATAAGTTCCGCAATCCCGATGGGTCATGGATGGACTCGGCTGCTATCTTTCATAAGCTGAGAGAAGAACAGCGAAGACAGCAACAGGGCGGCCGCGAGGACGGCCCTAATGGTCAACCCAGTAACGGGTCAGGTGGTAGTAACCCACAAGGTACGTCTTCCGCCCAAGGCTTTGATGAGCATGATTGGGAAGAAGCCAACAAGCTGTCGGACGATGAGGTCAAAGAGCTTGAGAAAGAGATCGACGTGGCAATACGTCAGGGCAGCTTGATAGCTGGCAAGCTGGGTGGCAAAGGCAACCGCCGGTTCGATGAGCTTATGCAACCGCAGGTCGATTGGCGTGAGGCACTGCGTGAGTTCATCCAGACCACATGCACCGGCAACGACTACTCCACATGGAAACGTCCCAACCGACGATACATCGGTGCCGATGTCTACTTGCCTAGCGGCATCAGCGAGAGAATCGACGAGCTTGTACTTGCTATTGATACGTCAGGGTCTATCAGCGATCACGCTGTCGCTCTGTTTCTATCCGAGGTGCAGTCTATCTGTACTACGGTCAAGCCCGACAAGGTTCGCGTGCTGTACTGGGGTGACGAGGTTGTGGGTGACGAATCGTACGGGGTACATGAGCTAGGTGCGCTGGTCAACTCCACCAAGGTCAAGGGCGGTGGCGGCACCGATGTCGAGTGTGTTGTCGAGTACATGCAAGCGCACCAGATCAAGCCGCAAGCGACGGTCATCCTCACCGATGGCTACTTGTTCGGTGACTGGGGTACATGGGACTGCCCGACATTGTGGTGTGTTCTGAACAACAAACATGCGACTCCCGACAACGGCAAGGTCGTACACATTCAATCAAGTGATATGTAAGGAGAAGGAAATGAGATACGGATATAAGATGGGACTAGATTCGTTTTGGCACGTCGAGCGTAGATACAACAACGTCAAGCCGTTGGTCAGCAAGTACCACAAGGAGGAGGATGATCTACGTCCGGCTTACAGACGGGATCGTAAGTGGGAACACATTGTTAAGTTATCACCTACCTGCTACGCCTTGTGCGACGGTGGATACGGTGATCCGGTATTTACTCGCACCTACTCTGGGCGCAATTCAATACCTACGTCGAAAGCAGATACATACAATCTGTCGCCTATTGTGTGGGACATTCAAGTGCAACCTGATGGCTCATACCTAGAGACAGTCAAGGTACGCAACGGATCAGGAGACCAAGCACATACCAGCCGGTATCAGTTTCTATATGAGTTCTTACCCAAAGGTCTGCTGTATGTCGGCGGTAGTGATGGTAGGCAGCACATCAAAATTGCGGGGGTAGAGGGTGCCAAGTATTACCTGCCCAAGAGTCGGTCAGTCGAGGAAGCGCAGTGGGACTATTTTGTGAGCCGCCCCCAGCCTGAATACTGGGCTGAAAAATACCAGCGTGAGGATGACCACAAGTATCTGGTGTTTGCTAGGGAGGCATACGTGCCAGACCCTATCAACTCCATAACTGATCTTGTTTTTAGTGACTGGGTGCTAGTCAGTCCTGAGTTCAAGGCAGTCAATCCCAAGTCGCGTGTGGATAGGGAGCGTAAGAAAGAACTAAAGCCGTATCTCGATGAGTTCTGGCGGTGGGGGTGTTCTGTAGGAAAGCTGTTACCTATAACCGACTGGGAGTACATACGGGATGCCAAGAGCCAGCTACGCGGTGCCGAAGTGCTGACCAACTCACATTGGTATTCAAATAGCAGGTATGATGGTGACAAGGTACAACATGTACTCACAACAAGTGACCATGAGTTACGTCTACCACTATTAGCTATGTTTATGCTAACATCTGATATGAAAAACGCTGTTACACCAGATGACGCTAAGAGAGTACGCGCACAATTCAATCGCTGGGCCAACAAAGCCTGCGGTCTAGTTACAACAACAAAAGGAGAATGATATGTGGATTCAAAAACCAAGTGATATGTTCTTAGTGCGTACCAGTGCTATGAACGAACTTGACCGTGACGTAGCTCCCAGCGAAGGACTGCGAGACTTCCAAGAGGCACTGCGTAAGAAGATGCGTGACGTACAGTTCAGTAGGAACATGCACAACTCTTGTCATGTCTATTACCCGCACGAGCCGTTTGTACGGGGTAAATTGATTAATACCTCTCGCAAATGGCAAGTCCAGAGTCGTACGATTGCGAACCAAAAGTACCGTCCTGATAAAAGAGAGCATTACAGGCACGAGAGTGGGAGACTTGATACTGCCGTCAAGAGGGCTGCGGCAGCGTTAACACCTTGGTCGGTGCGTGAGATGGCTTCGATTCACTCCAAGACTTATGACCAAGGGCGCGACTTACAGATAGGCGAGGTCGAGTCCAAAATGAAAGAGGGGGCCGCGTATCTGGGGCTGTCTAGCAAATCGCGTGCGTTGGTTGCGCTCAAGAACATGGTGCACCAGATAGCCGATCTGGATGTGAAGTCTAAAGTGTTGGACGTGACACGTTACATGCAAGAGTCAGAAGACTTACGAGGTATCGGCGGTCAACCTACGTTTGTGTACATCGGGCAGATCCCCAACGGAACACAGTTCATGGACACCCTGCACATCGACACCATCGGCTATAACTACATACAGACCGATGCCCCGCAAGCACGCTACTGGGAAAATTCTACGGACGATAGGTACAGCGATCTATTTGGCAAAGTCAGCGTGCTGAACATGGCTGCGGTCGGTGAGTATGTGTCTGGCGTTGGTATGAAGGTTGACGAGGATATGTTCTATGTCTGCTAGAGATATTTTACTTAGGGCCGCTGCTGGGCCTCCGAGTTTGGATATGTTACGCATGATCGAGGACATAGCCACCACGCTAGGTAGTCAAAACAAGTTAACTCATAAAGGGCCAATCTACTATGTAAAAGTAGATTCTGACAGAGATGTATGGCAGATCACCTGTTTAGGCACAGAATGTATTGACTCGCCGTATAAGCCTACTTATTATGGCGTGGAAACCCTACCTGCTGACCTGCGGAAAAAGCTGGCGACTCTGCATATGTTAGAGCCACAACAATCTGAGGTAGCCGAGGTAGGGCTGCGGTCAGGCGAAGATAGCTTTTGGGTTTATGGTTGACAAAACACCGATACCAGTTTCCAAGGAGAAACAGGATGGCAAAGATAAGCGTAGAGCTTGAGGTCGATGAGCAAACGCTGGAGGAGGTTCTTGCTGGCCTGCGGGCGGTGGAGGGTCTGGCTAAAACAACGATGGAGATGTTAGACGATTTGCAATCCCTATCCAAAGCTATTTCAGCTAACCAACGTGAGATGAAAAAGCTCACAACCAGCGTGACTAATTTGCTAAAGGAGGTACGCAGTGGCGATGACGCCAGAGGCGAAGGTTAAGAAAAAGGTGGCGGCTGCACTAAAGCAGTTAGGTGCTTACTACTTTTATCCCGTGACGGGCGGGTACGGTAAGAGTGGTGTGCCGGACATAGTGGGGTGCTACAACGGTAGGTTCTTTGGTATTGAGTGCAAGGCGGGGAAGGGAAAAACCACTGCACTGCAAGACATGAACCTGAAACAGATTACAGCGGCGGGTGGAATCGCTGCGGTAGTGAACGAGGACAACGTGCACATGGTGCCGGACATCCTCAATAAAAAAGAAGTAGATGAGCGTCAAATGGCGTTCGATTTTTAATAAGGAGACCGATATGACGAGTAAAACTAAGGCAGCGAGACTGCGTAGGTATTTTGAGAGAAACCCCGAAGCGACAATTAAGGAAGCTGCGGAGTGGGCGAAGTGCAGTTACGGCAACGCTTGGGCGATCAAGCGAAAGTTGTGTGAAGAAGCAGTAACAAGTTCTGAGGAACAAGCTACGCCGGAAGATAAATCACCACAGGTGCATAAAACACACTTATCGGATACGAAGCTGACGGACAATGCACAACGGGCACCGATAATGCAGACGTTGGCAGGCCGGAGTGACGGTAGCACTGCATCTTATTACGACTTACCTGATGGCGCTAAGGAGCTGCAAGACTTGATTTCGTTTAAGGATATGAATGCTCAGATCGGTGAGATATTTCGATCTGCATACCGTTACGGACAATCATCACACTCTGATCGGCTGCGCGATGCCAAGAAGATCCGCTTCTACATAGATGCAGAGATCAAACGTCTTGGGGGTTGAGGTGAAGAAGTTTGTAGTAACTTTCACGGAGACCGTAGAGCGTCAAGTGCTGGTGGAGGCTAAGACCGCCAGCGATGCGCGTAGTGAGGTAGAAAACAATCGCGGTGCTTGGAGTACATGGGTAGAGAAACCGATAACAATAGACGTGGCTATCTCTACCGTTGCGGAGAGGAAGCCTAATGAGTGATGAACCATTGAAGACTTTTTATGTGACTGTCGAAGAGACCGTCTCAGTGCAGGTGGCAGTGGAAGCGAAGAACGAAGAGGAAGCGCGATACCAAGCCGTAGATGACTGCGGCACGATAGTTCGTATGCCTATAACCACAGGTAAAGCTGTTATAGCTATATCTGAAAGGGAGCGGGTGTAGTGGAGGATGAACTAGAAGAAATCGTGATCGAAAAAGGGGTGCTGTTGTTTGATAAGCAGTATAAGCATCAGCGCCCATATGAGGACACGTTAGACCGTATGTCTTTAGGGGATTCGTTTGTAGTGCATGATCCTGACGGTGGCAAGGTACGGGCGTTTCGGGTATCTGCCAGACGTAGGGGTTGGAATATCACAAGCCGCAAGGTTACTAATGGAGGCGATTACCGTATCTGGTTGACAGAAAAGGACGGTAAGTCATGGACTTAATAACTCTCGACTTTGAAACGTATTACAGCAAAGATTACTCGCTGACCAAAATGACAACCGAAGAATACATCCGCGATCCTCGCTTTGAGGTAGTGGGTGTAGGTATAAAGGTAAACAATGGCAACACAGAATGGGCTTCTGGGACACGCGAGGAACTTCAAGAATACCTTGACGGGTTTAACTGGGCTGACAGCATGGTGCTTGCTCACAACACTATGTTCGACGGTGCTATATTATCTTGGCTATTCGATGTTCGCCCTCGCGTTTGGGCTGATACTCTTTGTATCGCCCGTGCTCTACATGGGGTGGAAGTTAGCGGAAGTCTCAAGGCACTTGCGGAAAGATATAATATAGGTGCTAAAGGCACCGAGATACTTAACGCGTTAGACAAACGCCGCGAAGCGTTTACTGATGCCGAGCTAGACCGCTACGGCGACTACTGCATCAACGATGTTGAGCTTACTTACAGGCTCTTTAATAAGTTCTTGAAGCAAGGGTTTCCCAAGAAAGAACTCAGGATCATTGACTGTACCCTGCGTATGTTCATTGATCCCATGTTGGGACTAGATAGGGACTTACTTGAGGATCACTTATACGACATCAAAAAGCATAAGGATAAGTTGTTATCTGATGCTGGCATAACGGATAAGAAAGAGTTGATGAGTAACGACAAGTTTGCCGAGCTACTCAGATCTAAAGGTGTCCTACCACCAACCAAGGTCAGCGCCACTACAGGTAAAGAAACTTACGCATTCGCTAAGACCGATGAAGGGTTCAAAGCACTAGCTGAACATGAGAACCCAGAAGTGCAGGCGCTAGTGGCTGCGAGGCTAGGCAACAAAAGCACCTTGGAAGAAACTCGTACACAGCGATTCATTGACATATCCCAGCGTGGGACTCTGCCGGTTCCTGTGCGGTACTATGCGGCACACACTGGTAGGTGGGGTGGGGATGACAAGATCAACCTGCAAAATCTACCGAGCCGTGGGCCAAACGGTAAGATGTTAAAGAGAAGCATCGTCGCGCCTGAAGGATACATACTCATAGATTGCGACTCGTCGCAGATTGAAGCTAGGGTGCTGGCGTGGTTCGCAGGGCAGGATGACCTAACCGATGCGTTCCGCAACAAAGAAGATGTGTACGTCAAGATGGCGGCACGGATCTATGAAGTACCTGAAGATCAGATAACGAAGGATCAGCGGTTCGTGGGGAAGACTACGATCCTCGGCGCTGGGTACGGCATGGGTGCCGTCAAATTCCAAGCGCAGTTGAAATCTTTTGGTACGGACATATCACTTGATGAAGCACGGCGGATTATAAACATCTACCGTGATGCAAACTGGAGAATTAGTCATGCGTGGCGAAGAGCACAGTTCATGGTTGCTGCTATGGGACGAGGTGACTCCGTACAGCTTGGTAAGGAGGGTGTGATTGAAGTTATAGGAAACCGGGAAGCCATACGTCTACCGTCTAAGCTCCTAATGCGTTATGAGGATCTACGTGGGGAGCTAGGTGAGCGGGGGGTTGAATACACCTACAAGACACGCCGAGGCCGGACACGGATCTACGGTGGGAAGGTGATCGAGAACGTCTGCCAAGCGTTAGCACGTTGTGTGATAGGCGACCAGATGTTGTTGATAAACAACAAGTACCGTACGGTACTAACAGTTCACGACTCAGTTATAGCATGTGTACCTGAGTCTGAAGCAGAAGAAGCCCAGCAGTACGTCGAGAAGTGCATGAGGTACGTTCCGACATGGGCAAAAGGATTGCCGCTAGAATGCGAAAGCGGTATGGCTAAAGCATATGGAGATTGCGAGTAATGAGTTACCACGACGGTGACGTGGAACTAACGTCAGATCCTTTTGAACACCGTGTGCTGTGCCCTATTTGCCGCAACGATAACTTACATCAACAAGCCGTGGGGGTTTACCATAACCCCTTTGATAGCAGACGAGAGGATAGCCAAGGATTTTTAGTTACTCCAGACGGAGAATGCATGGTGCACACCAGATTGTACGCTGGCGTACTGAACCCTTCCGAAAGAAGAGATGGTATACGGATTAGTTTTAACTGCGAACACTCTTGTAAAGTGCCTGATCTGTTAATACTCCAACACAAAGGGACTACCTACATGAGTTGGGACGATGAACCATCAGGTAGCCGACTTTGGCCTAATGAAACATGAGCGTAGCGCCGTGGTCGTTCAGTAAAATTAAGGAATCTCAGTAATGGGTTATCTTGTAGTGTTTGTAGGCACACCGTATGTGGATGGTGTATACGCAGACAAAGGTTACGCAGAAGAAATAAAAGAGCATTTTAAGGAAGAGAGGTTTTCAGAATTGGAGTTTGAAGTAATAGAAGCTCCGAAAGGTTTTAGAGTTACTGACGACATATTCTGGTCTAGGAATTTTGACAGGATAACCCGTATTAACGAGGGTTTGATGAACAAATGAGCGTAGCACCGTGGTCATTTAGCAAGATAAAAGCGTTCCAGCAATGCCCCAAGCAGTTCTACCATGAGAAGGTGCTCAAGCAGTACCCGTTCAAGGAGACTGAGGCCACGTTGTATGGAACAGCTTTTCACGAAGCTGCGGAAGAATACATCCGCGACGGTGGTGAACTTGACCCACGGTTCAGCTACGCACAGGGTATGCTCGACGCGCTAAACGCCAAGAAGGGCGAGAAGCTATGCGAGATCAAGATGGGGCTTACCGAGGATCTGGAGCCGTGCGACTTCTTTGATAGTAACGTGTGGTTTCGTGGTATCGCAGACTTACTGATATTAGATCGTGAGGAAAGGCTAGCTTGGGTTATTGACTACAAGACAGGGAAGTCGGCAAGATACGCTGACAAAGGCCAGTTAGAACTTATGGCTCTAGCGGCTTTTAAGCACTACCCCGAAGTGGAGACTGTTCGGGCTGGGCTACTGTTTGTGGTGAGTAATGATCTGATACGAGACCGCTACACCATAGAAGAAGAGGAGAAGTTGTGGGCTAAGTGGCTGGGTAGATACAGCGACATGGAAACAGCTTTTGAGAACGATACGTGGAACCCCAACCCCAGTGGACTGTGTAAAGCATGGTGCCCAGTGTTGGAGTGCCCACATAACGGGAAGAATTAATGCCGTACAAGAATCCGAAAGACCGCAAAAAACAAAAGAACCCGCCAGTTGGCAGTCCCGCACATGAAGCACGGATGGAAAGACAACGTGCGCGACGTGCTATGGACAAAGCTGGACGCGATGCCAACAAAAACGGCAAAGCTGACAAGCGGGAAGGTAAAGATGTCAGCCACAACAAGATGTTGAGTAAGGGCGGCAGCAATAAAGACGGTGTGCGTGTGGAGAGCAGGAGTGCTAACCGCAGTCGTAATGGCAAAAGCCCAAGACGTAGGTGAGAGAAGAGCTTAGGGGTATTCTCATGGGCGCGGGTATTGCAGCGTCTATATACTTCGTAGCGTTTATTTTGTACCTACTAGCTTAATTTTTTTGTCTGAAATGATATAACTATGGTGTGGGCACATAACGTCGGGCGAGCGGTGGCGTCCGACACTCCTAGCAGTGTAAATCATACTGCTTAAAGAAAGGGTGAGATGAAGTGCGTTCCCACGACTAGGTTTTGTTGTTTGTTTTCCTAGGTTATTGGCGTGAATCTCATCGACCACCGCATTTTTACTGCGTGTAGTGGACACCCACTTCGCGCTTTTTTGTATGGAAGGGTATATATGAAAGTCATAGACAATAAAGCATTGTTACTGCGTCTGCGCGATCCTCAGAAAGTCACAAGTATTATCCCAAAGAGTAAGGAGTTATCAGATAACCGAGTGGTGGTTAATTGGGGTGTAGACGAGACTCACGTACTCAAGAACTTAAACATCAACGCTCCGTCACCCATCGAAGGGCAGTACCAATGGACAGGTAAGTACAAACCTTTCGAGCACCAGAAATCTACGGCGGGGTTCCTCACACTCAATAAACGTGCGTTCTGTTTCAACGAACAAGGTACAGGAAAGACCGCCAGTGCTATTTGGGCGGCAGACTTCTTGATGAAACAAGGCCGTATCAACCGCGCTCTTGTTATCTGTCCTCTATCTATCATGGACTCGGCGTGGCGAGAGGACTTATTCAGCTTTGCCATGCACCGCAAGGTAGATATAGCGCACGGTTCAGTAAGTAAGAGGACTGCTGTAATCGAAAGTGATGCAGAGTTCGTGATAATAAACTATGACGGTGTAGCAATCGTAGCGGACGCCATAGCCAATGGAGGTTTTGACTTAGTGATCGTGGACGAGGCGACTCACTACAAGAATGCTCAGACTGACAGGTGGAAGACGCTAAACAGGCTGCTCAGTCCTGACACATGGCTATGGATGATGACAGGCACCCCCGCTGCACAAAGCCCACTAGATGCGTACGGTCTGGCTAAACTCGTTAACCCGAAGGCTGTGCCACGCTTCTTTGGTTCGTTCCGCGATCAGGTCATGTATAAAGTGACTAACTTCAAGTGGGTGCCCAAGCCCGACGCCACAGACACCGTGTTCAATGCGCTGCAACCAGCGATACGGTTCACCAAGGAAGAGTGTCTGGATCTGCCTGACATCATATACACAACCCGCGATGTACCGCTCACTCGCCAGCAAGAAAAATACTACAAAGAATTAAAAGACCGCATGGTCATGGAAGCTGCGGAAGAGACAGTCACGGCAGCTACGGCAGCGGTCAACATGAACAAGCTGCTGCAAATCAGTTCTGGTGCGGTGTACACCGATGACAAAGAGGTAGTGGAGTTCGACATCAAGCACCGATACAAGGTGCTGCGTGAAGTGATCGACGAGTCTAGCAAGAAGGTTCTGATCTTCGTGCCGTTCAAGCACACAATACAGCTACTTACCGACAAGCTACGCAAGGACAAGATACCCACCGAGATCATCAGCGGGGCAGTAAAAGCTACTGACCGTACGCGCATATTCAAGGAGTTCCAAGAGACAGATACCCCGCGAGTGCTGGTCATTCAGCCACAGGCTGCGGCACATGGCGTTACGTTGACCGCCGCGAACACAATCGTATGGTGGGGGCCAACCAGTTCGGTGGAGACATACGCCCAAGCTAACGCACGGATTCACAGGGCGGGGCAGGATCACAAATGTACGATAGTGCAGCTACAAGGGTCTCACATAGAAAAGCGCGTGTACGCACTACTAGATAACAAAATAGACACACATACAAAAATTATTGATCTTTACAAAGAAATACTTGATTAAGTCATTACCTACCACTATATTGCAGTTCTCGGCAATGGAAGGACGAAAACATGGCTGATGCGAAGAGTGTGGGTGGCATACCCCTACCGAAATTGACCAGAGCTTATCTGAAAATCAAAGAGGAAAGGGATCGACTATCCGCTGAATACAGGGAAGCTGACGAAAGACTCGTCAGTAAACAAAACAAAATCAAAAGCGCGTTACTGGACTACTTGAAAGAGAACGACATAAAGAGTGTCAAGACGGATGCTGGTACGTTTTACCGTACGGTTAAGCAGAAGTATTGGACTTCCGACTGGGAATCTATGCACGAATTTATCCTTGAGCATGAAGTTCCAGAGTTCTTGGACAAGCGCCTGAATCAGAAGAACGTACGGGAGTTCTTAGAAGAAAACCCAGATCTTCTGCCCAAGGGCTTGAACGTAGACGCAGAGTTCGCGTTAACGATAAGGAAAGCATGATGGAGCAATTAGTTCCGATTGAAGATGTCGCCAAGCACTTTGGTGTGTCATTATCCACGGCCCGCAAATGGGTGAGGGATGGGGTAATACCAGAGAACACGTACATCAAGGTAGGTAAGACTCAACGGTTCGCTTTGGCGACCATTGCTGACGCTCTGCTAAAAGGCCAAACGGCTGTAGAAGAGCCTGCAACAGTGAATGAAGAGTTTGACCCTACCGACTTTGATCCTGATGCGGACATTTAATGCGCCGAATCAGCTTACAGGGTAATAAGTTTACTGGGTTAGACTTTCAAGCAGACGCCACGTCGATAGACGTAATCATCGTGAACGCAGCGGCAGTATCGCGCTCGTACTACAAAGATGCCTACGATCCTAACGCCAAACGCCTGCCTACGTGTTGGTCTAGCGATACCCAGAAACCTTCACCCGATGTGCCGTCAGACCAGAAACAAAGTGCGCGGTGTATTGACTGCTCACAGAACATCAGGGGTTCCGGCACTGGAGGGGGTAGGGCTTGTAGATTTAGCCAGCGGCTAGCGGTTGTTGAAGAAAAAGCGTTAGACACTGTGTATCAACTACAAGTTCCTGCCTCATCCATATTTGGTAAGGCTCAAGGTAGAAGTTCTATGCCTCTACAGGCTTATGCCAAGTTCTTGAGTGGGCATGGGACGCCCAGTGCAGCAGTGGTGACAAGGATAAGTTTTGATATGGGTAGCCCTGTACCAAAGCTATTCTTCTACCCACAAAGACCGTTAGAAGAAGAGGAACTACGTTTGGTCAGGGGAATAGTGGATGCAGATGACACGTTAGCAGCAATAGCTTTCGACGTTGCTCCGCACAACCGCGAAGGTTCGCCCTTCGTTGCGACTGAAGGGTTCGATATAAATAGCCAATTAGGAGACCAAAATGGCTGAAGATTTTATGTACTACACAATTGAAGGCGTAAAAGCCTTGTATCCGAAACTCGACGCTACCTACAAGTTCGATAACAAAGCGAACGGTGGGAAAGGCGGTTCTGTTAAGTGTGATCCACTGGATGACGGTGCGGAATACTCTATGTCTTTCGTAATGTCGGAAGCAGAAGCTAAGGCTCTATACAAAGCAATGGCTGTGGCTTACAAGTCCAAGAAAGAAAAGGGCTGGCCCGATAAGTTCCCGCTACCGTTCAAGAAGGACGATGACGGCAACTACGTCGGTAAGGCTAAGTTGAAAGGTGCTTACGGCACTGACAAGACCACACCCCCGCTACAAGTTGACGCGCAGAACAACAAACTGCCGACAGACTTTCAGTTGACTACCGGCAGTACCGTGAACCTTGCTTTCACTTTTGTACCGTACTCTATGCGGGACAACGGCGTTAGCCTACGCCTGAACGGTGTGCAGGTAATCGAATACGTGCCTATGGTGTCACGCTCGCCTTTCGGCGTTGTAGAAGGTGGCTTTGTAGCACAACCTGATAACCCGTTTAATGATACTACCAGTAGTGTCAAAAGCACTGACGTTGCGTTAGAGGATGACGACTCTGATGACATATTCGGTGATGAACCAGATACCTCTCAAGTAGAGGAACCAAAAAAGGTCGTGAAGAAATCTGCCCCCGCACCCAAGGAAGATGACGACGATCTGAGTGCCATTGTTGAAGGTTGGGATGACTAACCTCTAACAATCACTCCGCTATGGCTAGGGGTTATAGCAGGGCTAGCAAGCCTACCCCGAAAAAGATGCGCCGACATCCCTGCCATAGCGTACTCTCGGCATTGGGTGCAACCATGAATACAAGAGAATTTTTACGGTGGGTATTACCCACAGAGGGTGTATACGTCGCCCTTCAATATGACCTAGCGTCGAACGGAGTTCGGCAGACGTACTTTCATTCGACAGATGAACTAGCAGAAGCCGCCGAGTACCACGACAGCGAAGGGTGGGATATGTACTTTGCGTTGAGTAACTTCAAAGAAGAAGGTACCCGCAAGAGTGAAGACGCCAAGCAGATTAAGTCGTTCTTTTTAGACCTAGACATTGGCGAAGACAAAGCTGCTAAGAACGAGGGGTTTACTACACAGAGGGAAGCACTACTCAGGCTGCAAGAGTTTCGTGCAGCGTTAGAATTACCAAAACCTCTTATCGTTAACTCTGGGCGTGGCATACACGTTTACTGGGTGCTGTCAGAGTCCGTAGCGGTAGAACAGTGGAAAGTAGTAGCTGACCAGTTCAAAGCCAAATGCAAAGAGTTCGGGCTTGAGATAGACCCCGCAGTGCCTGCTGATATAGCGCGGGTGCTCCGCGTAGTGGGTACACACAACCACAAACCCGATACGCCTGCGCCAGTAGAAGTCATAGGCAACACCCCTGATACGGTTAACTTTGACTTTTTTGCCAGTAAATTGGGGATGGATACGATACCAGTTCCCAAGAAGTATGCGCCTGCCGAGGGGCCAGCAAGCCTACGCGATGCACTGATGAGCAACATTAAGTATGAATTCAGAAGCATACTGCTCAAAGCGCAGAACGGTAATGGATGCGAGCAACTACACCGCATAATAAAAGGTCAGGCCGAGACGAGTGAGCCTATGTGGCGAGCAGGGTTGTCTATCGCCAAGTTTTGCGTAGACGGTGAGAAAGCCGCGCACAAGATCTCAAACCAGCACCCTGAGTACACGCCTGAACTAACGCTCAAGAAGCTAGATCTTATCAAGGGGCCGTACCGATGCACGACATTCGACGAAAACGAGGGCGGTATCTGCACGGAGTGCCCACACTGGGGCAAGATCAAATCGCCGATTATTCTAGGGCGTAAGATACCCGAAGCCGAAGTGAACGAAGACGGCACGTATGTAGTTGAGTCAGATGGGTCAAGCGATCCGATAGAAGGTACGCTTGTTGCGGAAATTGTCGGTCAAGAACTTTCTACAGAACACGTTATACCAGTTTACCCACGTCCGTATTTTCGGGGGACGAACGGTGGTGTGTACGTCAGGAACATAAGCCAAGACGGTGAGGTTGACGAACACGTTATCTACCACAATGATATTTACGTTACGCAGCGGGTGATGGATGTAGAAGCCGGTGAATCTGTAGTCTGCCGGATACACCTGCCCCAAGACGAAGTACGAGAGTTCACCCTGCCGCTTACGGCGGTTACTTCAAAAGAGGAGCTACGCAAGCAGATGTCCATGCAGGGCGTGGCTGTCCCACAAATCAACGACTTGATGTTATATATGATTACTTGGATAAACGAATTACAAGCTACTGCTACAGCAGATATAGCGCACCGACAGTTCGGTTGGGTTAACGACGACATGAGTGCCTTTATCGTAGGTGATAGAGAGATACACGCAGATCACGTACGGCATAACCCCCCGTCTATGTCCACCGCTGCCTATATCTCGTACTTCCAGCCGAAGGGTACGTTGGAGGCGTGGAAAGAAATGGCTAATTTTTACAACACGCGGCCTGAACTTGTGATGCACCAGTATGTCGTGTGTACAGCATTTGGTTCCCCCTTGATGAGTTTTTTGCCTCAGAGCGCTTGCGCGTTACACATACATAGCAACTTGAGTGGGTGTGGTAAGTCTGCAGCCGTACGAGTAGCGTCCTCAGTATGGGGAGCTGAGAAAGGTATGATGACACCTGAAGCTGCTACTGATGCGTTCAAATTTAACCGTGCAGAGCTGTTACGCAATCTACCGTTTTACATAGATGAGCTGACCAACACAGAAGGAAAGCAGCTAAGTAATTTGGTTTACCAAATATCTTCTGGGGAACAGCGTGGTCGCATGTCCAGCGGCTCTAACCAAGAACGCATCCGTGGTGAGTCATGGCACTTCTTGTGTGTTACCACCGGCAATGCCAGCGTTGTCGAACGTATTGCGGCGGATAAGCAAGCGCCGAAAGCAGAGGCGCAGAGGATAATGGAGTGGAGGGCAGAGCGTGTTTTCAACGATACCGAGAGCAAGAAGGACACCGATGGCTTTGACATGGCTCTCAAGAACAACTACGGACACGCAGGGCCGATCTACATTCAGTACGTTTTGCAGAATCTGGAGGACGTTAAGAAACTCGTACTCAAATTTCAGCGTCTAGTCGATGAGAAAGCAGGGCTTACAGCGGAAAATCGTTTCTGGTCTGCCGGAGCGGCTACCACCCTAGCTGGTGCGTACATCGCCAATAAATTAGAACTGGTTGACTACGATATGCAGGCGCTGTTCAAGTGGACTATTAAGTTACTCAAAGCAAACCTACGGGCGGTGGATGATATGGGCACGACAGTAGAGCAGACTCTTAATGACTACATCACGGAAAACTACAACAACATACTGATAATCAAGAGCACGGACGATCTACGCAGTAATTCTGGCAACGGGCTGGACAGCATCGTCATACCCGAAGCACTACCAAAAGGTAAGTTAGTGGCGCGGTATGAAACGGATACAAAGAAGGCGTACTTGGTGCCGAGATACCTAAAGTCTTGGTGCGCAGCACATCAGATAAACTACAGCGCGTTTGTGCATGACCTGATAAACAAGTTAGGTGGTAAGCGTGGCTCTATACGGTTGGGTAAAGGCACCCACATAGGATCAGCAATACCGGCGAGTCGGGTGCTAATAGTTAACTGTAACGTGTTCGGCACGACTGATGAAGATGACGAATCTAACACTCAGGACGTATGACCTAAACCCTGATGGGGTACGCATCGTCGTCGATTGGGGTTCTATGGTAGTAGGTAGTTCGGTGTTCGTGCCGTGCATAAACACAGACAAGGCGTTACAACAGATCAAACGTATTTGTGTGGATGATATGGAGTGGGATATACGGGCTAGATCGGGCCTAGAAGGTAATTTTTCAGGTATTCGCGTTTGGAGATTGGTGTGATACGATTCGCCCTGATAAGGTCTCTCGGTCTCCTCCTACGTGGGTCTTATCTTCCATCCGCCCCCCTATCGTGATCTCCCCTTCTCACGGTAGGGGGGTTTTTTCTACAAGAACCCTTGTGCGTCTACCGCAGCTTTCATGTATGGCGATAGCGTCGTGCCGTTGTGCATTTCAGCGGAGCGAGCCATGTGTCCTACCATAGATCTCTCTATAGTGTCTGGGCCTATGGCTTTTTTAGGATCACGTTGCACTGCACTGGATCTGTTGAACTCCATGATTTCGTCGAACACGTCTGACATACCTTCAGTGTCGCCAAACCTAAGCGCCACGTAGTAATTTCTTAGCAGGTCACGTCGTTTACTACTTGCAGCCACATCTATGCGTTTAGCCGCAGATGTTTCGTCCGCTTCTCTGGTGTACTCAACGGGTGGGAAGCCCATCAACTGCGTCAATAAATCGCCGTTTGTGATGTCATCGTAAATAGGATCACCACGTCGAGTTAAGATGCCCTCATCCCTTGGGTACCTGATAACAGCTTTATAGGCGTTACGTATAGCTCCCGGCATCAGATCTTCTGCGCCTCGTTCTATCTCGCCCTTGCGCAATTTATCTATACCCTCTCTACCCCGTGCGTAAATGCTCCATGCAGGGCCACCGAACAAGTGAGCGAACTCTTCTTCTGGCGATGGGTCACTGTTAAACCTGTCAGCCTCAAATAGTAGGTCGGTTAGTTTAACGCGCTGCGATACATCAACCCCAGTTATCTCAGACAAAGCGCCCTTAAACAGCACATCGCTGTCTAGGTACTGCCGAAGCACAGTGTCGGCATCTTCTTCATAGTCTTCTTTAAGCATGTCGTAAAGCATAGACACCGCACCGTACAGCGGTAGACCCTGCACTCCAGCAAAGAACAAGGCGGACAGGTGTACACCGGCAAGCTGTTTCAAAGCCTCGTTACGTAGCTCCCTACTCTTGGCATCATCGCCCGGAAAGAAATTTTCTACAGCTTGTCTACCAGACTTAAACATCGTGTAGTACATCTGGATGCCGTACGCTTTGTACATTAGTGCAATACGTCCAATGTTACTGCGTGCGTAACGAGGGCCAGTTTCTAGTGTGGCACCACCGTTGATTAACTGCGTCTCACGTACGGCTTCTTCGGCGGCTTTCTTCTTGTCACCGTTAAACTTCTTTAGAGCTAGCTTATACGCTGCCACCATCGTGACTTGGCGGTTCATTACTTCTGCTTCATGGAACATAAGAGCCGAGGCGTTTGTCACCGCGTCCATTTTAGACATCTTGCGCCCCGCCTGACTCGTGCTGAGTGTGTCGGCAATAAACGACGAGTTGAGCTGACCCCGCCGAGCGGCAAGTTCCATCAACGGTAGGAGGTCTTTTAGTTCGTCTGCGCGTTTTTTATCGAGGTTTAAGTCCTCACGCACCGCGTAGGTAAGATTACCCTTCTCGTCACGAGTAAACGTGTAGTAGTTATCTAATGAAGGTAACGATTTTTCTGTAAGAGCAACTTTTGCTGACTCCAAATCTCCCTTACGTAGAGCATCTTTTATGGAGTTTGGTGTCTTAGTGTCTCCAAACAGGCTTTCAGTGGTTTTGTTGCTTGGCGCACCCATAAACAACTTAGTAGCACCGCCTAGAGCGGTTCGCGTAGCGCCGAACCCATACTTACCTGCCAACATCGGGTATGCGAACAGCGGTATCTGTGACAAGTTGACCAATGCCGATGAAGCGTTGAAGCCGATTGTCCACAGGAACGCCATACGGTTTGCATTCTTAGCAAAACTGTCCAGTGGGGGGTTGACGGCAAACCTAGCGCGATCCACCACCTCCGCTATCTCTGGGCTGTCCTTCATTTCAGGGTTAGCTTCGACCATATCCTGCACAGCGTTGTCGATCAGCCGCGAGTTCTTGATGCGCTCCACCTGACGTGCCAGATCAAAAGCCTTCGTACGTGCTGCTTCCACAGCGTCTACGTCATAACCCTCAGTGCCTTTACGTCGAAGCAATGACTTAGCAAAAGAAGACTCTGGTAGGTACTCAATGAACAGACGTGTTATTTGTTCTTGGACTTCTGGGTCTACTTTATTCGCCTGCATGATCCCTAATATCGTGGAGACAAATGAGCCGGAAGGTGCGTTTTCGTAGGAAGTCTTATCGTTAGGGCGAAACGTCTCTACGTCATAACCCTCTGCTTCGTACGCTTCCATTGCCCTTAGACGTTCTCCAGCATCTTCAAAAGCGAACACAGCAGAATCAGCACCTTCTTTGGGATTCTTCACAGACAGGAAGTACGTGCCGGTACGAGTCAACGGGAAGTATGGCTCTAACTTAGTCGCCTCTAGCATCTTGGCGTATAGCTCGTTTTTGAGTGTAGCCTTCTGTTGATCTTCAATCGGCAGACCGTCAATACGATTCTGTAACGCATCAGTTAGTTGGTTGTACTGTTCTTTGTACAACTTACGTAAGTTGGAATATGCCTTTCTACCTTCAGCGCCGACAGTAGGGCTATCGTAGATGGCTCGTAACTCTTTGTAGCGGTCTATCTTTAGCTGATCTGTACCCTCTACTGTTTCTTCACCGTAGCGTTTTTGTGCTTGTGCGAGCGTAAGCTCTGGATCTACTTGGTCAAGGGTGCTGTCGTAGATTAAGTTGTTCCACGCTTTAATCGTTTCTCCAGACTGTTTAGCAGCCCACTCTCGGATAGGACTTAGCTTCTGCCTGACCGATTGTTCTGCGGTAGTTAAACCTCCGCGTTGGTTTTCTATAGCAGCGAACACATCTCTAACACCAGCCACACCAGCTCTTTCAAGTTCTACTTCGACGGCGTTGTTAGGTAGGAAGCCGAGTATCTTGCGTTTTAGCCCAACTTCAGTCTGCCCAGCAGTGAGTGCCCTATAGTTGTCAGATACTTTCTTTACAGCACGGGCTATCGACCCTTTAGGTAATGAGTCTTTTATCCCTTGTTCTACCTTTCGCACACCAGCAGGATCGGACAGAGATGCCAGCATGGGTGCGCCACGGTGTTTAGCGGCGGGTGCCAATATCTCTTCGATTAGCAGTTCTGCTTCGCGCTGCGCGGTGCCCCGCTGACCAAGGCCGAGGAAGTTAGATACGATCCTAACGAATTCTTGCCAGACACTAAGCGGCCTACCCTTTGGGTTGATTCGAGCTAGCTCGCTCTGGAAGGTAGGGTTAGTAAAGGCTTCCGCTACAAATTCTTCTACGTTCGTAGCTCCGTACTGCCCAGATAGGAACTCTTTACTGTTTTCATACAGCTTAGTTAGCTTTTTAGTAGTTGGGTGTGACGGGTTACGCAGAATGTTAATCGTTGCAGCGTGCGCCATCTCATGCAGAAGGACGTAAGAGTCAGCGTAATCGCCGTCCAGTATTATCGTGTTGTCTTTTGGAGAGAACAATCCGTCAACCTGCAACCCACCACGAGTGCCTAGTTGAGCGGCTGTAGCTGTAACCACCCTAGTATCACCAGTAAAGTCAGACAGTTTCTTTGCTATGCGAGATATAAACTTATCTCCTGACTTGTCAGACAGTTCTAACAGGGCGCGGCGTAACTCATTCTTACGTACAGCACGCTTTACAGGGTCAGGTAGCGGTGCAGTTAGTACATCTGAGGAACTGCTAGGCGGTGCATAAAGAATTTGCTCGGATGCTATCCGCATGGCTTCTGCTTTACTGAGACCTTCTTCTTTTACAAGCCTGTCTCTTTCTGCACGACGTTCTGCTAGTAGACTTTGATTGTCTGCCTTGACCTGTTGGGGGGTGCGTGCGTCTACATCTGCCGTGGATTCCTCTACGACGGGTTCTACCGGGGCGGGTGTGGGTTCCTTCGCCAAAACTTCTTCTACAGTAGGTGTAGTTTCGGCAGTGGCTGGCATAACCTGCTGTGCGCGACGTTGCAGCTCTACAGTTTCTTGAGGTATTACTTCTACATCTACATCAGGGAGCTGCTTGTTGGCGTTTATGCCTGCCGCAAGTACGTTCCGAAACTGTTTTTCTGCTCTGTTTAAGCTGCGCTGATTTGCTTGTGTTGGTCTTGTCGCCAACGCCTGTTCTGCTTCTACTACTGCACGCCTAGCATCGGCTATCTCGGCTCTTAACTCACGGACAGTAGGCGGTGTTACAGGCTCTGCTAGTGTATCTGGCTCTGTCCTTGCTCCAGCAGCAGGCTGTCTAACGCCTCTTCCAACATCTCCCACTGTTCGTCCGTCAGGCACAGTAGCGACGGCGGTATCTTCACCGACTGCTGTAGGCTCCACGCTTGGTATATCAACGACATCGCTTGTTCTATCTCTTGCTGCGTCAGGTTTTCTTTTGCGTGGGGTAGGTAAATCACGTTGCTCACTAGGCACTCCTTCTAATAGTCGGGTAACACCACGCCGAACTTTCTGAGACTTTAGACGGTTTGCTTCGTTGGTTAACTCAACCCGGACTTCCGGGTCATCTAAGTCTTTACCTATAACACGTTTACGCACAGCGGCGTTCGGTGCAAAACCGGCGGTAGTGAGGTCTTCTTCTGTGACGGGGCGTGGTTCAGGCGCAGGTGCAGCTTCTGGCGCTACTGCGGCTTCTTCTGCTACAGCAAGTTCGGTCGGAAACAGATCGGGCTGTTCCCGTTGGGCAATCTCAGCACGTTCACGACCTGTTCTTACTTCATCAGATACTGGTTCTTCAGTTATCTGTTGTTCTCTGGCGAGCCTAGCTAGGCGCTCTCTTTGCTCTTCTCTGCCTAATGCTTCGCCTTCTGGTGTTACGGCTAACGTCTCACCAGCAACACTTTCACCTTCGGGCGCGGGCAAACCTTGTAACTGCGGCCCAACACGTTCTGGCTCTAGTCCCGGCAGTGGTATTTGGTCAGGGCTTATTGCAGCGGCACGTTCCCCCTCAAACAGTCTGTCTCGCTCTTCCTGATCTATGTCGTCTATGACTTCATCTATCTTAGGAGTACGTCTTTCTGCGTCATCGAACAGTTCTATTTGGGTGCCTGCCGGTACGTCAGCTTCTTCAACGGCATCGCCAACAGTCTTACCTGCTTTTCGCGGAGCAAATAGATCAACAAGTCCCTGCAAGATAGCACCCGCTCCACCACCTAGTGCGGCTTCTTCTAAGTCTGAAGCACCAAACACCTCGGCAGCAGCGTTATATTCTCGCTCGTTGAGGTTCTGTAAGAAAGCGGATGCAGCTTCTTGTGCGGCTTCTGCACCGCCGGTTATACCTGCACTGTAAACGCGCTCGCCAATAGTCTCGACTTTCTCAGGCGGTATCTTATCTAACAGTGCTTCTAGCTTGGGCATGTCGGCAAACTTAACTACCCGCGTAATGGGTAGAATATCCAGCAAGCCGATTGCTGTACCTCGTAGGGCGGCGCTTCCACGTTCTTCTTCGGTAGCTTCAGCCGCACGGGCACGTTCACTTGCTTCACCAGTACCAGCAGCACCAGCAGCTAACGCACCAAGACCTAAGCCTACAGCACCGGGGGCACCAGCTATACCCGCAGCAACAGGTATAGAAGCAAGGCCAGCAATGGAACCAAGCGCGGAACTTAGTTTATAAGTGATAGATTCTGGGTCTCCACCTTCGGGGCGGAAGGACTCAGCAATAGACTGTATCTTCTCTCTTGCAGCAAGTTCGCTTTCTTCTTCCAGTGGGGCAGCAAGGCCAAGCGCAGCCATCTCACCTACACCAACGGCACCTGCACCGAATCCAGAGGTGATGTCCTCGAATATGCCGGTTTCTCGTGGTGCAGGAGTTTGTGCGGCTAGTCGCTCCTCTCTACGCCTACGTACGTCAGCACGTATTTTTTCGGCTTCGTCTAAGAAGCTAGGTGGTCTGGCTTGCGCTGCTTGAACTGCCTGTCGCATACGGTTAGCGGCTGCGAAATCTCCCGCTGCTTCTGCATTCGCTATAGCTTGACGCGCTTGCTGTAGAGTAGGCATTACTTCGGTGCGTACGTAGTAAAGTCTTCTGAGTCTTCGACTTCCATACCCGCTCCTTGCCCGATAAGCATATTAGTTGCGGCTTGTAAGCGAGCATTAGCCTGTACCATTAAAGCAGTGTCAGCCGCACTGTCTGCGGTGGCTTTCTCATTAATTTGAGTAAGTACCGTTTCAACTTTTGTATCATCGCCAGAGTTAACTGCCGCTCTCAACTCCATTGCGTACACGCTCTCTGCATTTTCACGAGCTTCCGCTATACGCTCTGATGCTTGACTTATAGTCAGTTCCGCAGCTTTTTGTATACCTAAAGCAGTATCAGCATTAAGTCGCTTTTCGTCCAAAACGGCTCTTGCCGCTGCCTGTTCGTCTCTACTCAGGTTTTCTAGGTGAGACAGAAGACTTTGCTTACTGCTCATTTTCAGTTTGACGCGCTCTACGTAGTCACTTCTACCCGCTGCATCAGCTTGTTGTAATGTAGACGTTGCCGAGTTTATTGCTCCTTGAGCGGTCTTTGCAGCCGTTTCGTAGTTGTTGGCTGCTGAAGTGCCTACCGATCTCTGTAGCTCCATAGCAGTGTTGTCTATGTTTGCTAAACCAGCGGTAAATTCTCGTCGGCGTTTAGCCTCTGCTTCACGTAGTTGACTACCACGAACACCTACGCCAGTTATGCCTCCCCTGCCACCAGCCGTAAACAAATCTATAAGATTATCCATACGGGATGGAGCGGTTGATTCGTAGTCTTCCCTTAAACGCTTGCGTTGCGCGTCCAGCATACGTCGGCTTTCTTCTAGCCCCGACAACTCCTTAATGCGCTCTATTGCGGCCCTACCCTCTGCACTGGGGTCTCTAGCCATTTGCTTTTTAAGCATCGCTGTCAGGTCTTGATCCCGTTGGTAAGGTTTAATCTCTGCCATAGAAGTTATTTGATCTAGCGCCTGCTGTCTTCGGTCAAGTAATGTAGGCGGTGTCTCTCCACCATCAGCGCCCGCTATACCTCCAGCAGTAGTACCAGCACCGGCAGGGGGTACGACTTTTGGCCTAGCTTTTCCGGGGCGCATTGCTTCATCTAGCGCAGCTAAACCTTCTTCGGAAAATTCAAACCCTTCGTCAGCTTTAGCCTTAGCGGCTCTTTCAGCTTCTTGTCTTGCTCTATACGTATACGGTAAAGGTTTTTCAGCGAGTTCGTTAATTGCCTCTACTGCTTCGTCCAAAGTTATATCTTCTGGGTAATCTCCACCGGCAGCTATAGCCCTAGCTCTTTCGGCTTTCCTTCGCTCTTCAGCACGGCGCACGGCATCCATATCAGGCAAACTAAACTGACTAAAAAATCCTGCTTTTTCCGGCGCATTAACTCGCATACCTTCTTGAAACGCAACAATACCGCCGCCAGCTAACTGCACTGGACGTGCTTGGCTCATAACACCTTGCGCCATTTGTGGCTGCTGTGGCATTTGCTGTTGTGGAGCGCCTTGTGGCATACCTTGTGGCATACCTTGCTGTGCGCGAGCTACAGTGCCCATCTCGCTTGGGCCTACCCCCATTTCCTTTGCGGCTTGTTGGCGATACTCGC